AGTGCTCTCAAGCTTTGAAGCGATTGCCAGAATAATATCTTCTTTCAGCATTGCTTCAGCACTGACAGAGTCTTGTGCCAAGAACTGCTTTGAGATGTCAATGTGAGCTGTCAGTCTCTTTGGTGCAAAGTTCACTTCTGAGAAAGCACCAGCACCATCAGTGGAAGCAGCAACTTCACCCTTCCAGAGTGCTGATGTTCCAGCATAAGCTGGCAAGGAAAGATCTCCTGTCAGTCCAGTGAGATATGTTGCACCAGCTTTCACCATGACAAGCATCTCTCTGAGTGGCTTCATGATTCCAAGCTTATCTTCTGCAACGACTTCTTGTCCTTGTGTGGATGTACCAGCAAGGATGTCTGCTCTTAATTCTGTTGGAAGGATGATGTCACCTTCTGGATTCACACCAGCTTTTCTCATCTCTGCTCTTCCTGCATCAATCACTTCAAGTGAAGCAGCATCTTGTGCTCTTCCTTCTGCCCGATTGCGTATGGCAGTTAATAAGTTGAATTCTTTGTTCATTACCTTCATTTTTGGTGTTTTGACTTCTTCTTTGCCTTCTTCTTTGCGAAGCTCTTCTTGAGCTGCAAGAATCTTTTTGTCAATGTCTTTGACAGCAGTGATGTTTGTATCAAACTTTGTCTGCTCTTCATCTGACATCTTGCGAGTCTCAGTCTTTGCCTTGTCAAGAACAACTGTGTTCTCTGCCAGCAAGAGTGATCTCTTGTCAGTCATTTCAAGTATTGTCATACTTCTTTTTGTTTTGTTAAATTATTCAATTTATCTTCATTCTCTTTGTAGTGTTCAGACAGCTCTTGATACGAAGGTGTTGAAGGGATCACCTTCTTGTCCTTCTCTTCATCCTTGTCTCTGACTTCAATTGGAATGCTCTCTTTTTTAATATCTTCCAGTGATCTCTTTGCCACCGTTGTATCTGGATATGCTTCTCTGTAAACAGGAGAAACATCATATAAATCTTTGAATGCAGTGATGGTTCTGATATATGAATCATCTGGCTGCTTATCCCATTGCACACCACCTTCAGCAACATTGAATGCAAAGCTTGATGTTCTGATGTCACCTCTTTCAATACCTTCAAGCAGCTCTTCACCTGTTGCAAAGCGTGGTGCTTCAAAAGCATACTTCACACCAACTGAGTCAACAGTCAGCTTCAGTGATCCTGTGCCATTGGTTGATCTTGCAAGCACACCTCTTGATTTATTATGATCAAGCAAGGCAAGCACATCTGCATTCTCAATAATGCCTTCAACTGCTTCTGGTGCAATGATCTCTTTCCAGCCACCAAAGTCTCTTGACTCTTTATTGAATACTATTGCATAACCTTCAACAGTTCTTGTGTCTTTGGCTGCTCTGATCTCTGCACCTTCTGGCTCTGACAAGTACCTTCTTTCTTTAATCATTGTTATTATTTTTAATTCTTATTACTCCACTGGATCAACAACAAGTGATGCACCAGTCTTCAGTGGTTGCATATTTACTTGAACATAAGGAATGTCACCACCTTCAACTTTTGTGTTGCCTATTCTCATGCGTACTTCATTAGATGTGTATGCACCAATTTGAAACATCTTCATCATATAGTTAGCTTGTGAGTCTGAGTCTGTTCTCAGAAGCTCATCAGTGTCAAAGCGTACTTTGGTGACTGATTTCTCTGATGGTCTCCAAAGCTTTCTGTTGAATTCGTTTTCAATCTTTGCCACAAGACTCTGCATTGTATCTGTAAGGAATGCAAGCTGACCAGCTTCAACTGAATTGTAGCTTCTTCCATTCGTGTCAAAAGCTTTTGATGGATCGACTCCAAAGAACCTACATATCTCTACAACTGAGAACTGTCTTGATTCAAGCATCTGTGCATCTTTTGGATTGACTGTCACTGGTTGAAACTCTGTTCCAGCTTCAATGACTGCAACACCAGCTGGTGCTCCTTCTGCTGTTTCAAAAGCTGATGACCATGCTGTCTTCATTGCTGCTGCTTTCTCTGGTGTGATCTTTCCTGCAACCTTCAGAACACCTGACAGATTTGCACCGCCAGTGAAGAATCCTTTTGCTTGCTTCTCTGCTGAGTCTGCAAGACTGGTTGTCTGTGCTGCATGTGTCAAAGTACTCACACCAATGCAACCATCATATGTGAAGTTAAGAATGTGAATCATGTCTTCTCCATCAATTACTTCATAGTCACCAGATGCATCTCCTTTGCTGATTCTGTATACAAGACCAGAGCCATCTGTCAACTTGTACACTGTCACTGTTGTGACAATGAGTTCAAGTCTTATTGGATTTCCAGAGCCATCTCTGTGAATCCTTGCATAGCCATTACCATCAAGCAGCACCTTTGTCACCAGAGTCTTAATGAAAGTGAATCTTGTCATCATTGGATTTGGAGAGAGATTCAGAAGATTGTGATGTGGATGCTTAATGTCAACAGTCCAGCCTTCTTTTTCAGAGAACCTTGTCACATTAATAGGCATGCATGCTGCACCATCAGTGACCACATCAACACATCTGTAAACAGCTGACAGTTGCATTGTCTTTGCTGTTGTCAAGCTGGTGCTGTTACTTGCATAAGGCAAGCCGAAATATGAAGAGAAGTCATCAATGATGCTTCTGCTTTCTCTCTTGAATAGTGATCTCCTTCTGTTTGCCATATTAAAAGATGTTTCCTGTATATTGATTAGTATTCTCAAGATGTACTGCCAGAGCTTGAATGATTGCAATGACACCATCAATCTTCTTCTTCATCATGTCTTTGTTTGGTTTGACATTGCCATTGTGATCAGACTTCAGTTCAACATTTCTAAAACAGAATCTAGTGATTGGATTGTTGTCAAGTATTACTTTGCCAGACAAAATCATTCTCTCAAGCTCTCTTGTTGGTGCATTGAAGTTGGCAACACTTTGTGAATATGGTTCAATTGGCAAGTTCTCAAGTGTTGCTTGAATTGCCCACTGTGTGCTGTTGTATTTATCATAGAATATCTTACTGATGTCGGTGATCTTATCTACCTCAAGCAAGTCTCTGGTGATATAGTCATAGTCAGTGACATTGCCAGAAGTCACTGTCAGTGCACCTGTTCTTTGCCATTCTTTATACAGCTCTCTGTCTTTGCGTGTCTTCAGAGATTCAGCTGGCAGATAGTAATCAACTTTAACATGAAAGACTTCATCCTTCTCAATGAGATATGCAACTGCTGTCAAGTCTTGCACTGATGCAAGATCAACACCAATGCAGCACTCTGCATCTTTGAAGTCATTCAGATCAACTTCACCAATTGATTGCAGCAAGATGTCATCTGGAATCCATGTCTTGTCAGAATCCATCCATTGATTGAAGTTCTTTGTCCTGACTCCAACTTCATCAGATGGTGAATTGATTGCCTGTGTCACTTGCTCTCTCAAGAATTCCCTTCTGACAGTAATGCCAATGTTTGGATTGCTCTTTATCCAGTTGGCTTCATCCTTCCAGTTGTCATCATCATCAATTGAATAAATGGCTGTGAAGGTATTGTCATCAATCTTTACACCCGAAGCAATCTCTGCACACACTGTTCTCAGTTCATAACATGGAAGAGACTTGTCAAAGCCAGCTGTTGTGATTGTCACCAGCAATGGATTCTGTCTCATACCTTGTGATGATCTGATCACATCTCTGACTTTTGGTGTAGGTGCTGAGTGATATTCATCAACCAGCCCAAAGCTACAATTGTAGCCATCAAGCTTGTCGGCATCAGCTGCCAACACCTTGAGCTTTGAATCTGTTGCATCAAAGTAAATGTCTGATCTGAATGGTCTGAGATACTTGCCAGATGGATCAAGCTTCTTTGTGAACTTCTTTGTGATGTCATATGCAATATGAGCTTGCTCTTTTGAGTTCGCTGTCAATAGCACTTGAGCATCTGGTTCAAGATCAGCAATGAGATGATAAAGTGCAAGACCAGCTGAGAATGCTGTTTTGCCATTCTTTCTTGCTATCTCAATATAAGCATTTTTGAATCTTCTTCTGGCTGTTCCTTTGTAATAGAAGCCGTATATGTTTGCAACAATCCAGACTTGCCAGTCTTCCAGAATGAATGGTTGACCAGCATGATCACCTGTTGAATGTTTTAATGTAGCAAAGAACTTGATGACTCTGGTGACTTCATCTGATCTTAAAACAAGATCAGACCTCAGAAGGTCTTTATGCCATCTCTTGACAGCATTCTTGATGTGAAGTCCAGTGAGCAACTTACCAGAAGCAACTGCATCTGCATAGTCAAAAGCTCTTTGCATGTCATGCTATGTCTCTATTACCACCAACAAAAAGTTCAAGTGGTGAAGCCTCTGGTGAAGCTTTGTCTGATGCAATGTCTCTTCTGCTCTTTGGTGTTAGCCCAAATTCGATCAATAGCTTTGTGAGTTGTATCTGTGCATCAAGTTGAATCTTCACAGCTGGATGTGCTTTCATATTCTTGCCAGCTGATGTGTAGTTGTATAATGTCAAGCCATCATGCTCAAGCATCTCAGTGGCTTTGATGTAATTATCATATGTGTGTGCAAGCAGACTGATTGCAGTCTTGTCAAGTGTTGTGTGGATGTTCTTATCTTCCAACACAATCAAGAGTTCTTTCATGAATCTCTTTGCCTTGTCAGTGATGTTTGAAGGTATGCTTCTATTTCTTGTTTGATTTGCCATTTACTTATCAAGAAAGTTTCCTATAATGTTACTGTTTTGAATGATGATAGAATCTAATCCGTTAAGCTCTACTTTTATATATGGATAATAGACACCAGTTGATATATCTTGCCAGATGAATGTTGTATCAGCAGCAGTACCATAGAAGGTTGCTGTGTCAATGTCTGCATAAGAACTGCCATCCATTGACTGCTTCAAGTATAATGTGACATATGGTGAAGTGGTGACAGCTGGAATGCTTACAGTATCAATGGTGACACTGATCACATATAGCTGTATGCTTGTCTTCTTGCTTAGATCAAAGACATAGTTCACTTGATCACCAGTTGCTGATACTTGATCAGCAGCAACAAAAGAATGAATTCTCTGTGTAGCATCAATAACTTGTGAGTGCAATGTCTGTGCTTGCATAGTGTGCGCTATGAACATCAATGCCAGTACTAAAAAGAATGATTTTTTCATGATTACTTATTTTTTATTTGATAATGAGCTGGATCATAGAATGTTTCCCAAGAACCACCCCAAGTCAATTGAACACCTCTAACTTTCATTTCTTTCCATACCTTGAGAACTACTGCATTGATCTGCTCAAAAGCTTTCCTGTCTGACCATGTGAACTTGCCATCAATGTATGGCACAAGATCAATAGCATTGCCAAGCTGATGATGACTGATCTGAATGAAGCCATCAAGTTTGCTTCTCTTCTTCAAAAAGAGTTCATGCTGCTCTTCAGCAGTTCTAAAGCCACCATTCTTGATGACTCCAAAATCAACTGGTGACTCTGCCAGAGCTTTCTCTGCCATAGTCACCAATATTGGATGCACACCAATCATGTTCTTATGTGAGTTCTTTGAGAACTTG